AGGAGCGACCGGAAAGGCGGTCCCATATGAATATGAACAAGAGGAATTAGAGTCTTTCGCCAAAATTAGGGCAGACAGCTTTTCGGTCTTAATTGCTCCACTTTTTCCAATTAACGCCATCAACGCCAGGGCCAACATAATCCGCTCTATTATCCTAGACAAAACAATACCTCCCTCTTAAAAACGATTCAGCATTGCTTTTCTATGCATATCGAATTTATTTTTTCTGAGTGTTCCTCAGGGAACCAAAAACATCCCGAATTTTTACACGCGACTAGCTCATTCATCATTAGCCCTAGAGATTTTCTGAGACTTATATACACCCTTCGGCTAACTTCCTTGCCGTGTCTTTCCTCATATGAGATTAGCTCGTTTTCCAAAGCAATCTCAGCCATCATTTTCGCGGATTCTTCATCCGCTGTGTGTTTGACGCAATAGCCCGTGTGGATATAATAATCAGCCATCAATGCCGCCCCTTTTTGGAAACGTAATCAAAAATTACGTCAAAAGCTGCCATAAGACTCACTGGCAAGCACACGGTTAGCAAAAGCATGCAAGAAACATACATCATTTTAAGTTCCCCTCCATAGCTTCTAATTCGTCTTCCTGAGCTTGGGTAAGAGCCATTAGCTCTTTGGCATCAACCCCAAAAATATGCGCCATCCGACGCAACGTATACAATTTAGGTTCGGTATCAAAATCTTCCCAATTGGATATACACGGCTGTGTACTGCCTATCTTCATAGCCAACTCTGCTTGGGTCAATCCAGTTTTCAAGCGCCAATACTTAATACTTCTCAAAATTTACCATGCCACCTTTACTTTGTGATTTGATAAGGTCCTGCCGTACCCTTATCTGGGTACAATCTAATGCCGTACACCTCCTCTTTTTTTTGAATAGTGGGCACGGACCGCGCTGGCAATCCGTGAGGGCGTTCATCAGAACTCTGTGTTAATAGTTTGAATGTAATGCTCACTGTCGCAATCTTGTTCTTTTTCGGAGGCCCCGTAAATGTCTACTATCCCTTCAAAGGCATCGGAGCTTTTCTTTTCTTTTTTAAGCTCTTTTTGCATACTTGCAAATGCCCTTTTCCTTGCCGTCCCCCATTTTGTACCTGTTCCCGTGAATTCGTCGAGGCCCTTCCATTTTAATGGAAAATATGCTTCATTTCCATTGCTAAATGCGGTAACTACCATTCTAATGTTTTTCATTGTTGAAGCTCCCTTTCGATTATGTGTTTTTTTTGTACTCTTCTTAAGTACATCCATATTATACGCTTTTGCATATAAAATGTCAACCCCTTTTTCAAAAAAAAATAACCGCCATAATTATGGCGGCTATCCTAATAGAAAGGAGAACGGAAAGCATGAATACAGAACTCATTTTTATATTTACGAATCGATGCCCGGTCCGTATGTAATACCGGGAAGCGTCTGCCCCCCGGCCTTTTGAACTTCCTGTCTTTCGCTAGTCTACTATTATATTTATCCACGAATACGGAAAGGGTTTCATTTTGTTTTAGGCTTACCCAAATTTTTAAGCCCCGCTATCAAGCCCCTAATATCACAAATTTCATCCTCGGTAAGCTCTGGAAACTTAGATTTTAGTGCTTTTGAAAACTTTTCAAGTGTAGTTGAAATATTCTTTAATTTATCCGGATGTACCCTAAAATATTCCTCCACCATATCCCACACTTTAGAGCCATAATCTAGAACCTCAGAGTTCTTTTGCGACTTTAAATCGACCTCTAAAGCTTGTCGCTTTTTGTCTAGGCATGTTGCTAAATATGTGCAAATCACACCTAAAAATGCACAAATGAAAATTTTCAAAACGTCCATCACAATCGTTTGTATCATAATAATTCCTCCCTTTTCACCCTATAATCGGCAAATTTTTTATCTTTTGGTATATCTCCGTCCCAACCCCGTTAAACCCCATTTTATGGTAAGAGGAATACAGGGCATCAACGTCCGACAATTCTTCCATGGAAATGCTGCCCTTTTTGCGACTGGCCCGATATATTACCTTTAATTGTACTCTCAGCAATGATTGTAAGGCCGAATCAGAGGCCTTTTTTCTAACATGCCGCGCTGTCGCGGCGCCTACAAGGGCGCCCAAAGCCACGGGAATCAATCCTTTCACTATTACTAAAATTATATTCAGAAACATAGGACAGCCCCTACTTTTAAATTATTTTTACGTCACATGTTTTAAACATTCCCCCTGATTTTTCATGCACATAAATTCCCGTTGTTCCCTTGGATATGCCCACGATAAACCAAAAATCGTCATTTCCAGTTCGCGCATTGCGGGGAATCGCTATCGCAACTTTTCCGTTCCCTGTATTTACTACGGTGCCCGCGGGCCCTGTAATCTTCAATTGATACACATGCCCGACGGATAGGGTAAAATCCTGGGTCGTATCGCTCATAACTTCAGCGTTTGGCAGGACTGACTTACGCAAAACGGGGGGGCTATACCCATTCAAACCTTTTTTTACAATCACCTCGGGAAGATTATCGCGAACTACATTTACATCTACCTTTCCCGCAACTCCGGGCACACTGCCCGAGTCGCTGTACTGTATCATTTCTGCTGGTCTTCCTAGCTCTTGCACGTCGTGTACGGCCCCGGCATTTCCAGTGTATCGCGCATACCAAATTGCAATGTCCTTAAAGCCACCGCCTTTGACATTAAACACGCGGTCGGCATAGTCTTTATTAATATACAATGCAACGTACATACCCTCTGCAGAAACAACATTTATCCATTCCCTCGCCGCCGCCGCTATGGCCGAGGCAGAAACCCCGGAAAAGGCTTCCACGTCAAGCGCTACGGGCATATCCAAAGGAAGCTCTTGTCTTACCTTGCTCAAGAAAAACTCGGCCTCCTGCTTGGCAGAGAGGGCAGTAGTAGCCTTTAAAAAATGATACACCCCAACATGCAACCCGGCGGCCTTTGCGTTTTGTATATTCTTGTGGGCACAAGGGTCTAGATAGGTATGCCCCTCAGTCAATTTATGCATCATAAATCCATATCCTGCATTTTTAACTTCTGAAAAATTAGGAAAACTTTTCCAATTCGATACATCTATTCCCGTCATAGCAAATCCCATAAAAAACGACCCCTTTTTTTCTTATATTATACTACTTCCAACGGCCTACTGCTATATAAAATACGCGGAAGTCCGTACTATCCGGTATTATGGATGGGTTTGTTATTACATACTGTATCGCGCTAGTTGAAGGGTAGGTATTAGGCGCCGTTTGCGCCCCGCTCATGCCCGGCCCGGAGCATGACATGCATACCGCGGGGGAATTCACAAAGGGTTCATCAAAATTTATTGTGAATGCCGAGGAGTACGATAAACTAGAGGTATACGTTTTCCAAACTGATGTGCTGTTTAGCACTTCTCCCCGGATTATCATAAGCCCGTTTGCGTATTTCATGACCTCTTGAAAGGTTTCACCGGAGCCATAAATTGCGGGCTGTCCGTCGGAGTCCAGAGTAGTAAAAGCGCCGTTAAAATCGGCCATAGCAGGTTTGTCTGAACCCAGCCAAATGGGAAGTTTCATATTCGCCGTTGAATTTGTGTATGCCATTATAATCGCTCCCTCTTCACAATAACCAATGTGTACGGCCCCTCAGGAGCCGTTTCAGATTTATTATAGTCCAAAACGGTAGAGACCTCTTTCCGTGGGTTGTCTGTAGAAATTTGATGAATAACTTTGTACGTCGTGGGTGGCACATAGTACGTTGTAATAATGGAATCCTCTGTTCGGATGGGGTCTGCCGCCCTTTGAACAGACAGCCAATTCGGGTCCCCTGGTGTTCCAGTCAACCAAATGTCTCCTGTAACATCAAAAATGTTGGTGAGAAAATTGCCCTCTTCGGCTTCGTGATTCCCCACCCAGAACCAATAAATATCAGAGGACCTGAGCGCGTTCTCCATTCCTCTTTCGGGATTGGAGAGGGCTATCTGTAGAGACTCTGCTAGTATAGCCGATGCGCTGAACCCCAGAGTCCCTTCCCCGGCGCCCATCAGCATATCTATTTTAATATCGCAATACCGACCGTAAAATGGCCCTGCAGTCGTTCCATCAATATCACATACCGCCGCCATAACGGGAACACCGCTGGAATTGTCTAACTCGATTTTAGTATAATGCCGTGAAGACGGAACATTAAACAAAAATTCGTTCACCACTCTGAACCCAGAACGCCCAGAGGCGCCCACGGGAGAAGTCGCCTGTATTATGTCTGTCGCGCCTGATACGTCGGTTAGAGTTATCTGTTTTAAACACGCTAAATTCCCGTTTACGGGGGAGGTGCTTCCCATTAGCGCCTCTTGTAGATACAGCATGCCTACATTGCTCCAGCGCTGCTGATAATCGTCGTTAGGCCCAAAATCTCGGGAACTAACATCTACTGTAGGATATAGCCAATCAGTCCACGTTTTTCCGGAATTTTCTATCTCAGTCCATGTGTTTTTCTGATATTCCCATTCTTCCCACGATAGAGGTCCACATGGAACGGCTGAAATCTGGGTCCAAAACCCTAATTGATAATTCAAATACAAACCTTTGGTCGGAGGGGAAGAAGAACCCAAACTAAATTTTGTAGAAGTGGGAACCAAAAACAGATGCGTCACCGCGTCTCGGTAAGCTCCTACCGTTGCTTCCACTTCATACTCCCATAAAATCGCGTTAGCCTCTTCATCCCGGGCGTAAATCAAAGAAGCCGTCACAGCGGTTACCATATACGTCTCTGTTGCGCCATAGTAAGGTAAATTAGCCCTGAGAGTCTGCCCGCAATGAAAACCTTCTTTTAGGGTTTTAAACTTTATGGTTAGCGTTCTTCGGGAAACACTATCCAATACGGAAATGGCCTCCTGTGTGGCCTCGCTATAGTTTGTAATAGCGTTGTCCGAATAGGTGTATTCAATAATTCCCGTTCCCCCGCCTTGCTCTTTTACTTGCTCTTGCAAATCAGGGTCGGTCAAACGTACTATAATATCAATAATGGGGATATATGACAAAAACGCATAACTTTCCGCGTTAAAATTTTGTGTATCTGGAATATTATTGGGAAGAAAGTCAAAAGTCAAACCGTTTACTAACTCTATCGTATCTGAATCAGTGGACACTACACATGCTTTTGTCCCCTCTGGGGGCGTTTGGATTCCCGAAAAATAGCAAGGGTACCAATAAAGAGAATCATCCGTTTTATTGTACTGAGTGAGGCAATATGTTCCTGTTGTGTCTGAAGAATTGCCCTGATATAGCCTACTCAAAGGGTATTCCAGCTTGGCATGGGTGGAATCGGTGACTACCATAGATTGCCGCTTAAATTTATCATCCTCCTTGCTGTAGGCATAGGCATAAAAAGGCACTCCCTCTCCGCGCCCCCCGGTAAATCGAATGGCCGAATAGGTGGTATAACTGTCCCGGGTAGGCTGAACATTGTAGGCCTCTGCCTGTGTGTCTAGGGTAAAGGGAGCGCTTCCGGTAAGGCCATTACGACGAAAGCGAAAAACGTCATAGGCGTCTACGTTCCAATAAGCCTCCCCCGACTTTGCCAATTTATCTAGGGCGTCTGCAATAGTGGTCCCCCATAAATTCGCATCAGAGGCAAGTACAGTATTATTGATAATATTATCTGTTGTGCAGGACAACCCAAAGTCAAAAAATCCCTCTGGATTTATCCGGGTTTGGACTAACCCAGAAAATTGATATAATGCATTATTGTACCACGAATCAGAACTATGATTCCCAAACAAAACCTGTGTTATGGAGGCCCCTTGCGGAAATGATAAATCGCAATAAATCCGAGTAAGGCATTGCGCGCCAGAAGCGATTTTACATTTAAAAATTTTGTATCGCATCTTGTTGGACGTTCCCGCGTCTTGTTGGTCTACTCCCATGATAATTCCAGAATATAGCATTTTAGGAAGATGCAAAAAAGAACCCGCTGTGGGGGATGTTTGCATTTCCGAATCGATTCCATTAAAGCCCGCTATAAAAACACCTTGGTATTTTAAATAATCATAGGTCCCCGGGTAGTACCCAGCCTCTTGGGCCATAATATGGGCAATATAATCCCACCCATTATCTGAATTCGCGGCGGCGGTTGCTTCGTCAGAGGTCACCCTGTGACCGCTATAGCTATCATCCTCAACTGCTAAATGAATCCGGTCACATTCTTTTGGATTCTCCTCAATGTCTGGGTCATAATAGGAACTGAAAATGAGATTTTTTATCATCAATGTACCCTCTGAAACCTGCCCGGCATTTTCAGAAATTTGCGAATTAGGCATAATCTCTAGGGTGGTACTAGGCATACAATATTTTCCTAATAACAATTTCATTGTTTCACCCCCCTAATTGCCGCGGATATAAACTGATGTCTTTCAGTGTTTGCCGCTATCTGCTCGCCGTCTAGGTTTACCGTCGGCGGCGGTACCGTCACCTGTACAATGGTAGTCCCCTCACGGCGGGAAAGTTGCATAGAAGTATCAAGATACCCCCGCAATTTGCTCAAGGGAGAGACTATTTCCGGGTCCGTCTTGGCATTAGGCGCCTCGCCAATCATGGCAAGTGTGGGCCTATCTACCACACCGCCTTCGGCCAAATAAGGCACATGCGGAATATTAACGCCCTTGCCGCCTATACCGGGAACCCATGACGGAATGTGAATCATATCTAGCGCGGATATTAAGCCATTTATGAGGCCAATAACCGCATTTATTGGAGCCCTTGCTAGGCCAACTAATGCGCCGAAAGCACCACCAAAAATATCCCGTACATCATTCCAAACGGCGCCCCAATCACCAACAAACACATCACGTAAAAAATTTATGATACCACGAAAAACCTGTATCACAGCGGAAATCACGGGGGAAATGGCCTTAAAGGCGCCCACCAATACATTTGCAACGGCTACCGCTACCGCCCCTACAATCGGGATTAGCACAGACAGCACCGAGGCTACCAATTTTATCAACTGCACCAATGGCGGCAGAATTGCTTGAATAATCTGCAATAGCGGCGGCAAGAGCGCCCTAATAATCTGCATCAAGGGCGGCAAAATGGTTTTAACTACCTCCATCAATGGCGGCAATAACATTTTGATAATCTGTAATAAAACAGGTAATACTTGCCGCGCTATTTGCAGGAACAAGGGCATTAACTGTTTCAGAACTTGTAAAACTATTGGTAAGACGGCATTTACAATCTGTAGTAACACCGGAAGCAGAGCTTTCATAATTTGTAAAACCACGGGCAGAACAGCTTTAACAATCTGTCCTACCGTTTGAAAAATCTGTTTTAAAATCGGGGCCGATTGCTGTAAGGTGGAAGTAATAATCGGCATTACTGTTTTTCCTAAATCCATCAAAAATTTAACCAACTGAGAGATGAAAGGCGCCGACTGCTGAATCAATGCGGCGATAGGCTTCATACCCTGAGCTAGCAATTGCCCCAACTGAGGCAGTAATGGTGTTACCGCCTTTAAAATGGCCTGCAGCGCTGGAAGTAGTGCTTTTCCCATTTCAGCAGATGTCTGTTCCAACTGCATCTTAAGCAAGCGTTGCTGGTTTGCGTATGCGTCTGAAGTACGAGCAAAGTCTCCCTGTGCATCTTTTGTAACGCTCAAAAGATAATTATACCGTAAAGTCGCAAGTTGAGCTTGGTTCATGCTTTGGACGTTGGAGTCCATGCCGTTTTTCATAGCAAAAGCCTTTAGATTTGCTTGGTCCATGTTTATACCGAGTTGCTTCAAAGGTTCCGTTTCACCAGAGATACCGGACCGGATTTTCTCAAAGGCTTCATCTGGGTTTAAATTGTAGAAAGAGGCCATATCCCCGGCCAACCCGGTCATGTCCTCACTCATTTTTAAAGTGGCATCACCGGAAAGCCCCATAGATTTAGTCATGGCCCCTAGGGTACTGCTATACTGTTTAGCCTGCAATTCTGATAAGCCGTAACTGCTTGCCGCTTTTTTTGCAAAAGCATCTATTTTTCCCGCGTTTTTCCCGAATGTTTGGTCTACCACATTTTCAACTTCGTTCAAGTTGGAGGCAAGTTCTACCCCAGACTTCGTGAATTCGGCAAACTTTGAAACTCCCTCGTGAGCGAATTCTCCGACTTTTTCGACTCCCTTAGAAGCCAAATTTCCTAAGGCCGTCCCCAACCCAATATCCAATACCGAGGAAGATTTTTTAGAGGCGTTCCCGAACCCATTTTCCAATAGACTTGAAATCCTGCCAACAAAGCCCCGTGTTTTTCCCTCAGCGGTCATATTAGCATGGTCTAGCCCGGAAGTATCGCCCATATATTTAAATGTTACGCTACCAACCATTGCGCCCTCAGCCATATCTGCCACACCTCATTTATTAACTTTCTGCCCACGCTTTCAGTTCACCGAACAGTTTTCCTAATCCCTGTTTATAGCTAACTTTTTTGTGCTTATGCAGGGCAAAAAAGTCTTTTGCTTCCTCCAATCTCCGAATCTCCTCCGAATTATAGTCTGTTCTTTCGGGAATCGGCCTACCCCTAATATCCATAATATCAGACAGTCTTGTATCTTTGGGTAAACCGGACAAAAGAGCTATGAAATCGCCCCAAAGCATGTGATTTACTGATTTATGCAAGTCTATTCTATACGCTTGATAAAACGCGGCATATACGTATTCAGCATCAACCCAAAAATCGAATATTTGTTCGGTTTCATTCTCTTTACCACAATTCTCGTCGGCGTTCTTGCCGGTCTGAATAACATGCATAATGAAATCAGTAAGCCATTTTTCACAGTCTTCCATAGATAAATGCTTTAACCTAAACCGTCCTAGTGGCCTCAGAAACAGTCTCCCGGCAATGGCACAGAGATTCCTAATACTTAAATCTTTATCATCACACGCTTTTAAAAAAGCCAACACACGATTATAGTATGGCCTAACGCAATACTTGATGCCTTGCGAATAAAAAACATTTTTGCGGGGAGAACTATAGTTAAACATTAGTGAATCCCCGCTTTTGCATACCTCTTTGCCTTATCATCTCTTACCTTTTCCAACGCGGGAATCAATTCTTTTTTGAAAAAAGGGATTATGGACAACAATAGGTCCTCATAATCGTTGCCAAAAAACTCGAAAATGATTTTTGCCCCAGGGTCCCCAAAAACCAATGTCATTAGGGCCACAAGAGAATGCCCATAGACTTGCCGAGCGTCCTCCAAATCCTCAAAAGACGGTGCTTGCGCCACCTCTTCAGCGTCTTGATTTTTCGTAATGCTGAACAACTTTGAGGAAATTCGCTTTACCTCTATTTCAGAATTCACCAATTCTGAAAAACGCTGATTGAATGCCCGCCCTTGCGTTGCAATATCTAATGCTACGGGAACCACTGTGTCCCCAACTTTCACCGATAAATCCAACTTCCCCGAATGTCTTTTTAATTCAAACATAAAACAACCTCCCTTATTTTTTTATGTAAATCCCCCAGGGGGGATAAAGGAAGAGATTAGGCCTTGGACACCACAAGCGTTTTGCCGCCTGCCTTTGCTGTGCCGTCGGACAGGCACTCCACAATAGCTATCTCATTTCCTGTGGTAGCCTCAATATCAGAGGCCCCGTCCCATGTGGCGTACCCAGAGGGCGCCACACCATAGGCAGGTAAGTCAACAGAAGTACCAGTCTTATACACATACGAATTCTTGGAATCCTTATACGGTGTTACCGTCACTGTTGTATACCCGGTTTGCGTTGCGCTAGCGGCAGACACAACACTCAACACCGCTAGGGCGTTCCCAATGGTCGGCTTTCCGTTAAAGGAAACCGTGAAATTAATTTCCATGCCCTTTGTGGTGTCTCCACCTTTTTTGTCAATGTTATTCAGTGTGCAACTACCGGAAATCGCTGTTCCATCAGGGTCTGTAATTTTAAAATGCGTCTTGCGTGCATCACCAAAATTATATCGTACAGCGGCCCCATAAATATAATCTTGCGCGGCGTCCCCCTGGGTTCTAACGCCTTTGAACTTCACGGAAACTTGACCGCCTGTTACCTCGCTAGAACCCCAGCCTTGACCGCTCAGAAATGAATATTTTTGAACTACCTCATTTAAACTAGCGTCCAGATTACTGATTCCCTCGGCCACTTCTGCCCATGTGGGCGTCCCGGATTGTGGAGTTGTATCTACAAAAAAATGGTAATTGTAGTTGTTATCCATCTTTTATCACCTTTCTTTTTTTTAATTAATATAGCACATCAAACACCACATTATAAATATAGCTTCCAGCAGAATCCCTGTCAACAAATGAGCAGGGCGTATTGATATGAATTGCCGACACACCCGGAGGCATAACGCTATCACTTCCGGTCAAAATGTCAATCATTTTTTCGGCATATTCCAATGCCGTATGACCGTTTGGCGACTTGGTATTGACTGAAAGCAATTGCACATCTGAACGTTTTCTATTCAGAAATTCATCTGGCCGACCGCCCAACAAAAACATGCCAATTCCAGAATCCTCAGCGGGAAGAGGACCTATCTCGGGCGGCGGCAATCCTAACTGCTCAGCCCTACCGCGAATCGCGGTAAGCATATCCTCTAAAAGAGGCATCACATTCCCTCCCTAACAGCGTTTGCGAATATAGCTTGATACTTTTTAAAATTAGCGTTAGCGGCCTTATGCGCCCACATGAGAGATGCTGAGGAATTCTTATTTGTATGCGGCGTTCCGGTAAAGTATTGCCTACGCGCGTATTTTGTACTCCACGTCAACTCACCCTTAGCAAAATCGCTTGCAGTAAAACTGCTTTCAATTAGTTTATGCGACTGATATTTACATAGCGCATTTGCATCTTTCAAGGCTTCCGCGCAAACCTTTTCAATCGCTCCGGTGTTAGCATCTTTAACCCTTTCAACAAACTCGTCACCATGCCAATTGAAGGAAAAACTCACCCCAACATCACCTCCCAGTGGTGAAACTTTGTGGCATCATATAACTTAGATGCCCCTAAAATTTTATATTGCTTGCCGTCAAAATCTAGCAAATGTCCATATTGCGCAAACCAATCAACTGTAGGCGGCCGAGACTTTACGGCGTCAACAATCAGAACGGCGCTTTGTTGTACCTGTTGATTTTTTTGGTCGAAAACCATTTTAAAAGAGGGTTCTAGTCTAACCTTGCTAATGCTCAGGGTTGAGCCATCCACCTCATTCCCCCATCCATCTGTAGAGGAATTTATGTGCAACTCGACCGTGTGTATCAGCAGTCTATTTGAAATTGGGGGCAATGCTTAGCACCTCCCTTTTTTGTTGCTAAATATCAGACTCATAAGGGCTATAACTAGGGTCTATCCCAGAAAACAAGAGGCCTGTTGGGAACAAATACGGACGAACCATAGGACTAACTGCTATTCCGTTTACCGTCTCGAGTTCTTTCCCGGCCAAAGCACCTCGGTTGTAACTGTACTTCCCCAAAGTTTCCGATTGATATTCCAATTCGGAAATGTTTTCCGTCGCGGCAACAGCATCACCATAGTTGTACGCCATAGACTGAATTTGCGCGCAAACTGCCTTTTTCACAGCGGTTTGAACAAAAATGGGGAGGGCCGAAAGCCCACCCCATAGCACAATCCTTGAGCGTGTTAGCGTATCAATTATGGCAGATGCAATTCCCTCATATTTTGGAAAATCTTCTTCGGGAACTTCAACCGTTGAATACCCGGTATAATCGCTGTACTCCACGTATGCCATAATTATTCACCTTTTTTTAGTCCTTATACCGCGTTTTTAACATACACGGCGGCGGCTTTAGAAACGGCATGCTTATACACATAACGGCCCTGCACAGCAGAAGCGCCAATATGCTTGCCGTCGCCATTCAAGTCCTGCACATGCGGCAAGACCATCCACTCACGAATTCTGTGGCACCAATCGGAATGACCGCATACATACTCTGTTCCCGCCGGGAGCAAGGAAGATTCTTTAATAGCAAACCCGCCAACACTGCCGATATAACCGCTGTTCAACAATGTCTGGGACAAATCACCCTGCCGAATGAAATTAGAATCCTGCAACAATAATCCATATACGGTGGGTGTTACAATCATGAACCTGCCCGCCTCTGGTACATTCGCCTCGGATCAAAGCGCCCAGAGCGACTATATTTCCCGCAAAGAAGAGCTCTCCAGCTCCGGGAAAACCGTGATCGACTCCGATAATTACAACAAATACACGCTGACAAACGGCGAACTGTATTATGTCCTGGTGCGGCTGGGAGATACGGTTCTGGACTGCCAGACAACCACAAGCTCCCAAAAAGAAGCGGAAAATTTCATCAGCAGCCTAAAGTACTGACGCCATTTTCCCTTTTCCGCGCAAAAAGCCGGAGCAGCCAATCCCCTTCTTTGAGGGATAGCTGCTTCGGTGTTTTTTTGATCTTTTTTATCCCCGTTTGGAGGCCTGACGCGAAGACACCGCGCGGGAAGAAATTTTACGGATCATTTTCGCGCCGTTTTTCCGCACATACTCGTGCAATTTTTGAATCCATCCATAATCATAGGTTTGATTGGCGGCTTCGCTCCAGTACCGGTTCAGTACGACACCGTAATCATCCGGCATCATCAGCCGGGTAAAATCAAAAACGGCGTTGTCATTATCTTCATAAATACGGTAACCGGAAAGCTGCTTTTCCGTCAGCGGCAGCCCCCTCACCTGAACGGCGCCGTCGGCAAGATCCGATTTCCGGAACGCCTGCCAGTACGCAACCGGAATATCTCGGGTGACAAGATCCATATCCGCTGCGGCGGCAGACAAAATCTTTTTCACAGGGCGTATCCCCCTTCAACCGCTCTTTATTTATTCCGGCATGTAGGCCGAACACGGCGGACTTATGGCCTGGGAATCGCCTGAACGGCTCTTTCCAGCAGTTTCGGCTGGATCAGCGGATAGGTAAGATTTTCCGGAGGAGCGGCAAAAAAGTCGATGCGCTCCATTTCAAAATCCGGCAGCGCAAAAAAGTCTTGAATCTCGGAAAAATACAGCATTCCATACGTCTTTTCGCCGGAATCCTCTGCCACCGAATACGGACACACAGGCACAAGGCGGAACCGCGCGGCCCCGGTTTCCTCATACAGTTCCCGCCGGGCGGTAGCCTCAATATTCTCTCCGCGCTCACGGTGTCCGCCCGGGATTTCATAAGTATTCCGTTTTTTATGCTTGCAGAAAACCCATTTTCCGTGGAATCGGGAAGCGATAACGGCAAACTTCAGCAGATCGTCGTCCACTTTATTGTAAAACAGGACTTCCGTCATAAAACACTCCCCCTTAAAAAACTTTTCCGCCGGTGAAACCGGCAAACGCCATAGACAGAATTCCGACATAAACCAGAACGCCGGGCAGACCGGAAAATGCCCTGGGTGCGTCCGGATTGGTACAGATTTTCATGGCGTGGGACAAG